CGGCTATTTGAGCCTTTCTTGGGCTGATGCTTTTCATAACCGAGATGGTCTGAAAGTTCAGTATTGAGTGCAGTTTCAATCATGAATTTTTTAAAGACTGCTGTCATTTGGTTTAAGTCTTCTGGTGTTTTTAGACCTTTAGCCAATTCGGCAGCCATACTTTTGATTGTTGCTTCATCCATGTGAAGTACCTTTTGTAATTATCCTCTGAAGGATAAATGAAAATTAAGTACTTACACAAAATTTAGAACAGTCCCTTCTTATTTTTATAACCAAGCACACCACGGCGCACATAGGTAAGCCGAACAGCTCCACTTCCAGCTTCACCCATACCACTATTATACCTGCACCTCTCTATCTAGGGTTGAGGCAATGCACCAATCGCCACACATCGCCATATTCCAATATGCATGCCTAGGCACTTATGTAGAAATATAGAAATCTATCTACACAGCTATATAAATGGATTTTTAGTTTTCTAGCTTTGTTTCCTGCTCTATCTCTATACACTGTTATGCATCTAAGTACACATAGAGTTTTACAGTCATGCCTATAAAACAAAACGAGCTAATGAGCGAGATGGTTAATGCAATCACTACACGCCTTAACGACCTCTATATTCAGTATTACAACGACTTTTTAAGAGTTGATGCATTTGCACGTTATCACGGTCTATCTATAGAGGATATGCAAAAGCTGATTGATTTGGGCAGACATGTGAATCACAACAGTCTTTGGAAAGAGGATAAGTAATCATGTTATTTATTCATCCTGAATTACGCGCTAATGATTGAAATTAGCGGTATTGGTGTTCGAAAATTTAAAGTTATTCCATTGCCAGCGTAAAGTTGGCTTTTTGACGCTGTACCACGGCATACCAAGGCATAAAACGGATAAATCAGGCATGCCTAGGGGGTTTACAATCTAGTGAGCGCTTACTATACTTCTGACAAATGGGTTTCGGGTTGAGATTTTCTCCCCGACGCGATTTGCTTGATGGGGGTCGTGGCTTATACCGTGTCAGTGGTTTGCACTGTAAAGAAAAGTTCCTTTTCTTGTGGTGGAAATTGGTTAGGTTACGTCTCCCCAAACTCTCTCCAAGATTTATGAGGCAAAATTCTATGGGGGGGTTTGGGGGGGCGTTCCTTAACGTTAGTGGTTTCCGCTGTAAGAAAAGGGCATACCAAAATATAGAATATGGAATTTGAAAAATTAAAAACATTTCCTTAGAATTCCAAATCTATCGAATTAACATAACTTACAACAACTCTGCGTCTGAAAACCTCCTTTGCCCGACTATCCTCTAGGTCGGGCTTTTTTTATGCTGGGTATAAAAATTCGCGGGCGCGCATATTGAAAATTAAATTTCCCCTCCTAAATACATGAATTAGTGAAATGTAAACTTACATTAACTAAATTTTGTTACACCTATTTCTTCTTGCTAATATTTTCTTCAACTAAATAAACAAGGAGTAATTATGCTGGTTAAGCGGAAAATGCTTAAAATTCGTCGCCTTGCAAGTAAAGGTAAATTAGCTCAATGGGGCTTTATATCAGCGAACCAAGCGCAAAAGATTGGGCTAGACAACGGTTTTGTCGTGATTCTTTCATTATTGCAGGGCAAACAGGTAGAACCGAAATTTACCCGCTATAAACTCAGTGATGATATCGGCAGCGAATATGGGATTGAAACGGATGCCGACCTTTCATCCATAGATCAAAGCATCATTGATGCCATTGGTGTAGCGGTCGGTGATATTTATGATGCTGCGGTAAATTATGATGAGAAAACCGCCTATGAAGATGAGCGGGAAGATTTCGAGCGTACCAATCTCATGTTTATAGATATTGAGACTGGTCATGCCTATGACTCAAATCTTAATGAAGCGGTAGGATGGGCATAGGCTCATCCTAATATTCCAAAACAGCCCACCAAAAAAAATCAAAACTTTGGCCGACATCCTATTTTTATAACCAAGCGCCACGCATCTATATAACCAAAGAGCGCCTAGCAGCTCCTTGGAATGCCACCTTCTTATCTTTAACAACCAAGGCAGACCTAGGACTCTAATCACTACCGGGTGCGCGCCTGAACCTCAAGAAAAACCGCCAGCAAACAACCCAATGCATGCCTAGAGAATGTCTGTATAAAGCATATAGATGAAACGCGCACGCACGCGAATAGCGGAGTTTATTTATTAGTGCAAGTTTTTTATTAATGAAAATTTCGATTGAATTTTTATTCCACTAAAAAACAAACAATCAAATAAAAACTTGCATCAAATTTTTATTTGCACTAATATTTAATCAAGCAATAAAGCTTACTAACAAAAGGTCAAAAATCATGAATGCACAAGTTAAAAACACAGAAACTCTAAACATCTTTGCAGACGTTAATTTTTCAGCTCATGAAGCACGTAATGCAATAGTTATAGATCAAGAGACGATAAAAGCGTATGCAAGACAGCAGAAAGTAACGAGCAAAGCAGTAGCAGTACAGCTTGATATAGCAAACGCGATCATAAACCGTATGAATAACAAGCTTGAGACAGAACAAAAAATATCAAGCACGTTATTCAGTGACTTAAGAGAAGCATGCTCACGCTCTATGCTTACAAAAATAGACACGCTTCAAAAAGCTAAGTTTGATTTATCAGATCTAGCAACAATCATCGCTCACACTGATAAATCACACATTGACTTTGTACAAGTGAAAGTCATTAGAAAAATCTTTCAAGCGATTACAGCTATCGCTGAAAACGACAGACGCAAGCTAGACGGTTACACAATGTCAATCTTGCTAAACTTATTACAGTACGGTTCACTTACGGTTAATGAATGTCGTTTATGCTGCACTACTGAAATACGCGCACAGTCGCATGAAAAGAAAGTAAGACAGTATTATTTATCTGCGCACAGTACAGCATCATCACAAGCGTCTAGCTCACGTATGACACTGAGAGCGCTTAATATCTGTAACGTTGTGAAGTCTGTAAAAGACAGTGAAATAACGTTCAATGAAAATTCTCAGTTTATTGAAGCAGTATTGTCATTCTTGCAAATGAAAGAGAATACACAACAAGAATTAGAGCGCGTACAGCATGACATTAAGAAAGAGTTAAGCGAAAAACAAGCAAGCGCATAATTTAGTAATCAGTGATATTAGTAAGCACTTACTAATATCACTCTAATAGAGAGTAAGAACATGATTAGCAACGAACATAAACTATTAATCGCTGTGTTAATTATGAGACAAGATAACAAGCGTAATAAGTGAACATGCAAAGATAAAGAAATATAGTAAGTGATTACTATATTTCTTTATATATTAATATCGAAGTCCTAGAAAAAATGCGAATGTGTCGGGTGCATAGCCTGTGTCAATCGCGACCATTTTCCAAACACCCTTTCACCACCAGGCCTATATAACAAATACTTTACCCTTGCGCCGCTTAAATCCATACACTTATCCTTGTCCCAGTACGCCATGTCCATTATTCTTTTCAGGACGACTTTCTAATAATATTTAAGGATCAATATGAAAAGATTTTTTTTGGCTACTTTGATTTTAGTTTGTTCAAATGCAATGGCAGAAGGGGAGGGCCTGTTCGCCGAGTACACCGTGAAACCGAGCGAATCATTAAATGATATAGCCAAGCGTAACGGGACCACGTGGGCAAAGCTGGCAGAAGACAATGATCTCCCTGATCCACCAACTGTTTATGTTGGGCAAAAGCTGGCAATCATGAAAAAGATGAATAAGGACGAATATCTGGCTGCGATTGCAAAGACCCGACCAACGTGCTCAAGCAAAGAAGAATGTGACAAGAAAATGGAAGCTGCTCATTTGTGGGTGAGTAAATACGCTGATTACAAGATCAGAAGTTCAAATAACGTATTAATCGAAACATACGCTCCGCGCGAGTTCACTGGCGAGATCATCGTAAAGGTTTCTAAGGAGCCTTATGGGAAGGGAACCTATGCGATCGTGGCCAACATGTCATGCAATAATCCGAATATGACCAAGCCTTATGACCCGATGGCCAGTTGCAAGAGAAACGTTTATAAGGAAATTATTAAGTTCAACGATTTCGTTAGTTCTTATTAGCTTTAAGCTATTTGACCAAGTAAAGAGGGAAAAGATGGCTTCAAAGGATGATTTAAATTATGTTGCTTACCACATTATCGAAATTCTGGAAGAACAGGGTTTAGATAATTCTTATATTAACGAAAAAATAGATCGTCTTTACGAATTCGGCGAAAATAAAGCCGCTACATTGCTTTGGGCTTCAAACCAGCTCGATAGTAGAAATTTTAGATTACTTTTGGGCAAACTTAATTTAACTCCCGATCAAGTAAAGATATTTTGTCGCGTATTGAACAAGCTGAAAAAATATTTGGGCTACAATTTATTGAGCTAAGCTTTTTAATTACCTATGATATTCCGAATAAATTAATGCCCCATATATCACTTGAGGCATTTCTTACTGCACTTGGCCAGATTTAATTAACTCTAGCGCTTTTTTCTTCAATTCCTTCCTACGCTCTTTTTCAGCAATCTTTTCTTCGCGAATGGCTTCAATATGCACACCGAAAAGCTGATCAGACAGATTGCCACTTTCAAGCAAACGTGCAAAAGCGTCAACAATCTCGCCTTGAGTGAGTTTATGCTGTTTTGCCATATTTTCTAAGGTCTGGATTGTCTCTGGACGCAAAGTGATGGATGTTCGAACTAAACCTTTTTCTTTATAAAATTTGGAAGAGTTAGTAGCTGCCATTATTTGCTCCAATTAAAATTTGATGAAAATTAAAACTTGCATATTATAGTTATTATTGCATTGATCACGCTGAAATACCACAAAATAAAACGGGCTTGCCCAAAACATTGAACAAGCCCAGAACACTATGCAGCTTTTTTGAAACCGAGCTTTTCAAACTCGAAATTCGCAACGATATTCTCGCCAAAGCCGGGTGTTTCTCTGATGATCTGTAAACGCTGTCTAGCGTGAGATTTGAGCGTTGAATTGTGCTGGTCTGTGAAATCAACAATAAACGCAACGTTTGGACCGAATTTCTTAGCACGTAACCCGCGCCCAATACGCTGGCGTAAGGCAACTTCCGCTTTCCCACCACCGGCAAGAATAATCAACCCGACAGCAGGGACATCCACACCCACATCAAGAATTGTTGTTCCAATCAGTACATCAATATCCTTATTGGCAAGTTCGGTGAGCGCAGATTTACGTTCTCCCTGATCATCTTCACCGCGAATATATCTCGCTCTGATACCTATATCGTCAAACAGCTTCAATAGGGTGTCGCCATGCGAGGTATGCTGGACGAGAACCATCGCCGTCATGCCATATTCACGGGCTTTGAGAATTTCCATACAGATGGCATTGTTCCGCTCTTCGTTTTGCACGATTCCCAAGCGATAGGCAGCTTGCCAAGGGGTAATAGAGTGTAATTTGGCTGGCTTTTTCTTCAATTCGACGATTTTGAAGTAAGGCTTAGCAAGGATTCCGCGATCAATCAGCATTTTTTCCGTAACCTTGATGGCAATCGGTCCGGAACAAGCCATCAAACGCATATTTGACTCTTGGCTTTCACGCATGAACGGCGTTCCGGTCAATGCCAAGCGGTAATAGGCGTTTTTACAGTGGCGCATGATCTCGTAATACGAATTTCCACCTGCCTCATGTGCTTCTTCGAGAATTACGAACTCAAAAAGCTCCAAAAGCTTGATGGTTTGCTGTCTAACGAGTGATTTTTCCTTGAATTTTGCTTCTGCCTTGGCTTGCATCGCAGGTGCCTTGTCCTGAAGCTCCTTTTCATGTTGCAGTGCAAGGTTATGAAGCACTTTTTTGATTTCGGACTCGACTTTACCGACCTTAATTAGCTGTTTTTTAGTGTCCGAAATCTCTTTTTCGTGTTTTTTGACTACGTTGTCATAAAGGATCTGAAATTCCTTCTCTAAAGTCGTCTCTTCCAGCTTGGCGGCGAGGGTTTGAACCATTCCGACCGTCATTTTCTTGATGGAGAGCTGACCTTTTTCATTCACCTGTCCAAAACTGCCATCACCAATGACCGAACATGCAACGCCATTTGCTTCGAATGCATCTTTCATCTGATACATCAGAATCGAACGGGTTGTTAAAAACAAGGTAGGGCGGTTAATTCGGGCCTGACACAACATGGCAATGCGTGATTTACCGCCACCAGTAGCGACTTGAGCGATAATCTGGCCATGACGTACAAGACGATCCATAACTTCCGGCTGGTAATCGTAACGAGGGTCATATCCGTAACTATCTACCACTGGTCGGGCAGGTCCAAGTGGAGCGGGGAGGGGTTTTCGTGCGAGTTTTACTTCAAAACCTGCCTTCTTGAGTCGATCCGTAACATGGACTACAAATCCTGCTGGAAAAGAGCACTTGGCAAAGTCAAAAAATGACGATCTGCCATCCCAACGGTGCTGTCTAAACGCTAGAGTTTCTTCGGCGCCATCCACCAAATAACTAAGCGCCGACTGTACTTCAAGTTTCGCCTCAACAGGAGGCTTGTGTAGGATGGCATTTACGGCGTCATAAGCGATTGTTACAACTTTTCCCATTTCAATACCTTTTGCATTTGCTTAATATTTGGCTTAAATTATAAGTAAGCACTTACTAATATTTCAAAGTAGTTTCCTATGTCAGTTGAATATTTAGAAATCGACCCAGGAGAGCTTTGGCCTAATCCTTGGAATTCAAACGTCGTATCACCTGAAAACGAGCGAAAAATCGAAGAAGGTATTAAACGTCACGGTATGTTTAAGCCAATTATCGTTCGTACCCTTCTTGATGGCCGCTTACAGATCATTGGCGGTCAGCACCGAGCAATGATTGCTAAACGTCTTGGTCTACTCACTGTGCCGGTAATGAACCTTGGGCGCATTGACGAAGCCAGAGCAAAAGAGATCGGTCTAATCGACAACGGTCGTTATGGCGAAGATGACATCGTTAAGCTCAACGAAATTCTTCATGATCTTGGCGGTATCGATGAATTGATCGATGTAATGCCTTGGTCAAGTGAAGAAATCGACATCTTCTCTAGCACTAATATAGCGCTGGACGCTCTAAGCGATCTCGATTCGCCATCAGAGGAAGTTGAATTACCCAAGACAACCAAAGTTCAAACTCACCAAATCATGCGTTTCAAGGTTCCGATCGAGGACGTAGACGCAATTACCAAACTCATCGAGAAGACCATTAAGGCACAGGGCTTTACCGAATCCGACAGCTTGACGAATGCAGGGGATGCCTTGGTTTATCTCTTGGGAAGCAAGTAATGAAACCATATGAAGGATGGGATGGCTAATGACCGATTTATCTCAAAAAGGGCAGGTTCGAATGTACCGACGGGGTGGCCAATACCCTGTAGACCTTGAAGCAATCCAGTTTAATGGAAACAACGGCTCCGAAATTGAACTCTGGCTTGGGGTTCACTGCTCAACCCAAATGAAAACAGTAGCCAGAGTAGGGGGAAATACCGATGAAGACTTTTCCCTTGTCATTCCCGGCATTGGTACAGCCGAGGCAGGTGATTACATCGCTAAAAACCTAGATGGAACGGTGGTCATCCTCAAGCCAGACTATTTCGAGAGCGAGTTTCAGGAAGTTATCACTTTCAACACGCCTGAACAGGAACATGAAGGGGCGGTTCCCGAAGTAGATGACGGCGCCTTGAAGTTTTTGAAGAAGTTCTGCAATGGATACCGCATCGTTTCAACATGCGACCTAACAGAATTGCAGATTGCAGAAGCCAACGTAGAAGGTCGTCTCTATATCGAACCTGAAGGTGGCTTCGGATGGGTAGCGCTCCCTTGGGAATTAACTACCGTCAGGGATCGGCAACGCGAAAAGTTCTACCAGATCAACAAGCAGTTGATTGAGCAAACCGATACGCGGGTGGCCGAATGAGCGAACTAAAAATCCAAATGTGGATTGTTGACGATGTAAAGCCTTACGAACTCAACGCCAAAATCCACAGTGAAGAACAAGTCGCCAAGATTGCCGAGTCGATTGCCCGCTTCGGTTGGGATCAACCCATTGTGGTAGATAAAAATGGCGTAATCATCAAGGGGCATGGTCGCCGTCTTGCAGCCATCAAGTTAGGTTTAATCGAAGTACCTGTTCTGGTCCGCGATGACTTGAATGAAGAACAGGTGAAAGCTGCACGCTTGGCCGATAACCGAGTTGCCATTGGTGACATTGATGCCGACCTGCTCAAGCTGGAGCTGCAATCCATCAACATCGAGTTCCTTGAGGACATCTTCGACAGCAAGGAGCTGGAGTTCATGCAAGCCGACCTCTCCGAAATGAACGTCGATGTGATTGTTGATGATCTGGACAGCGCGGTAGCCGAGCAACAGCGCCATACGGCAAATGCAGTATCGGAATCGAACGAAAAACCTATCCGAATCGACAAGGTTTTAGGGTTCAGCGAAGTATCGGGCAAAGAATCACGTTCCATTCACTACTTTATGGCCATTGCAGAAGATGCAACTGGACTAGAAGGGAAGGACGCTTTCGTAACGTATATCAGCAAATTGGTGGAGAGCGCTTAATGGCTGTTTATAACATCGATGTCCGATACAAAACGTCAGTTGAGCGTACCGAACGTGTACTGGAAATTGCCGAGTCGTTCGGGTTGGGCTTAGATGCGAAGGAATTTGTGGTTTTCGATAACACGCCAATTGAAATCGAGCAGGGAGACATCGTTTACATCACTGGTCAGTCTGGTGGCGGTAAATCGACCCTGCTACGGAAGCTGGCGGAACAAATGGAACAAAGCGGCTTAAAAGTCGCTGACCTGAATGCCATTGAGCATGATGACCGTCCAATCGTCGACCAGATTGGCGAAACACTAAAAGACGCTCTGGATGTACTCACCATTGCCGGCATCACTGATGCCTATATCTGGCTAAACAAGTTTGATGCCCTCTCGGACGGCCAACGTTATCGCTTCAAACTGGCAAAACTGATTGAGAGCAAGGCGGACGTCTGGATTGCAGATGAATTTCTTGCCGTTCTTGATCGAACTGTTGCCAAAGTTGTTGCGTACAACATTCAGAAAATTGCCCGAAAACTCGGAACAACCGTACTGGTTGCCACAACGCATGACGACATGGTTGAAGACCTCAACCCAAGCCTCTTCATTGATAAGCGATACCGCGAAAAAGTGGTAATCACCAAAGCACCTGAAGGATTTAAACAAGTATGACTAATCGATCAAAAAAAGTTGTAACTAAAGACACTGTAGATGCTCATGAATTCGCGTCAGAAGCATCCGAAACTGTTGCAGAGCAAATCGTTCAAGCAGAAGTTGTGGAGCGTTCTGAGAGCGAACCAGCGCAAACCAAGCGCACATTAACCCTATATTCTTCAACCGTCTGCTCACCTTGCAAGACCATCAAGCCGATTCTGGAAAAACAAATGCTAGGTCGCGCAACCGAATACCATGTGCTGACCATTGATCCAAACAATATCGAACCTGAAATCAAACAGCAGTTTGAAGAAGCGGGCGTAACGCAAGTGCCTACCCTGATCTGCAAGGAAGATGGCAAAGAGGTAGGTCGTTTATCGGGATACAGTGGTGTTCGACCGCTACTCGATGTCTTGAAAGCTTGGGAAGTGATTTAACAAAGGGCGTTTAACGCCCTTACTTGATTGAGAAAGGTATGGAAAAGGTTTTACTCGATACACCAGATATTCTCGTTACTCGTAAATCACCTAAGCAAAACCACAACCTGTCATTGCTCAAGGACATCATTGTGGAGCCGGGTGACAAGAGTGACTGGGACCTTCTGCACGAATTGCACTACAAGGCAGAAACGCTGCCGATCGGTTCAAGGTTCTGGAAAGTAACCCTGCATGGCAAGACCATTGGTGTCGGGATTCTGGCTGTTCCCAAAATGTTGCTTTCGGGTCGTAATGACTTGTTCAAATATCTACGTCCAAACGTCAACGGCAAGGATACCCGCCTGATCAATAAAAGTCGGGCTGAATGGCTAAACGAAAATGTCTGCACCAATAGCCGACTTGTACTGGACACCATCTACCGTGGTTGCGGGATTGCGTATCGTGCCCAAAATTTAATGATGCGCATGGTGGATAGAAAACATACCGAGTTCCAAAGCTCGATGTCGAAATTCAATCCATTCGCGGAAAGGGCAGGCATCAAGTTCACCCCGCCTAAGCAGGCGACCAATTATCAACGCGGTGTGGACTTCTTTGTGAAATGGTTTGAAACCAAGCATCCGACAGATGTTGTGGGGATTCTGGAGGAGCTGAGCTCCAAACCCGAACCTATCAAAAAGAAGATCATCGCTGAAATGCGGAAGTTCTATTACCAATACAGCTCTTTGGAAAAATCCGGCAATAACCGGCTGAATGGTTTTAGCCGTGTAGAGAGCATGCCTGTCGAAAAGCTGCTAAAGAACATTCAACAACTGGTTTTTGCGTCTCCGTTATATGGGGTCTATACCAATCCTGACTTGATCTACAAAGCCAAACATCCTGAGCACGAGATTCCCAAACGGGTATCAATTTTGGCATTTGACTGTCAGAAACCAGACGACCCCCTAAATGTTGAACTCATTAAATCAAGAGGGCTTTTATTCGAATGCAATTAGGTCTAACCCCAAAACAGATCGAATTACTGACAAAGATTCGCGATAAAAATCCAGACGGTTCTTTGCTCTCAATCGAACAGCTTCATGACGCCGTGAGTTACCCCTGCACCCGACAAGCCATTACATGCAGCCTAAATTTTCTGATTAAAAGAGGCCTGATTGAGAAGAGCGGGCAAAACGTGGTGAGAAACGGGCGTAGATTTACGGTCGTCAGCATCAAGCCATTGGGCGAGGAAATACTAAACGCCTATGTACCTTCGCTACGGCAGGTACTTGTAGAAAATGAGGATGAGGAAATTGAAAAAATCTTCTAAGGTAAAAAGCGTTAAGAAAACCTCGCCAAGTTGGTTCCGCACTCCGTACAATCGCTTATGGTATGTTTTGGTCCAAGACCCAAAACAATTCTTGGCTATGGAAGATGAAAGCCATCATGCGCTTTACGAGATTGCTAAAGAGCATTTTCAGTCCCATTTTAAAGCCATCACTTTCTATGCCGCCAACAATTCGGGCGAGTTGATTGCCGCGATCTATTATCCGAGGATGTTTGACGCTGACGAAAATGAGGTACTAACCGTGCTTTGCCATGAGTGTGTTCACATATGGCAGGAATTCGCGGAAAGCCTACATGAACACGAGCCTTCGCGTGAATTTGAGGCTTATACCATTGATGAGATTTTTGGAAACGTCCTGACTGAATACCGCAAGTTAGTGGAAATCAATAAAGCCCATACCGAGAGTAAAGCCATTAAACATAAAAAACAGCCCGACCTTGTTTAATTCCGACATTTGGGTAATTTGGGTTTTCCGCAACTCTTCGAATAATATATTATTAATAAGTGCTTACTTTATTGTATTATTAATATATTCGGAAAACTGCGGAACTCCCAAATGTCCCAAGTACAGGAAATCTTTCTTATCGGCGAAGATTTTGAGCCAGGCATCGTCGGAAATTCTGAAATTGATATTTTATTGGGCCATGACACGGCGATCTGTGGAGAGTTCGCAATCAGGAAGGAAGATGGCTATACACACTGTCCGGACTATTGCGAGGATAAGAATATAACTTTCAGGGAGTTATACAAATTAAACTTACATCCACTCATCCTTCCAGCCAGCCATGAATCCTCCAAAAGACGCTCTAAAAAAGCTTTAGAGAAAGCCGAACAGCTTCAAGACAAGTTTGTTGCAGTCTTTATTCTTGGCTCTGAATTTTACGTAACCAGACCATTTGAAAGTGAAAATACAGCACTAGCTTGCGTGCTTTGGTATGCGCTTGCTTATTACTCTTAAATAAAATTATTAATAAGCGCTTATTATTTACTTTTGGTTTTATTTTGCTTATCCTAGAGGCCATCGGACATGTTTGAAATGGTGCGTGTCTGACTTTTTAGAGGGCGCATATCATTTAGTAGCTGGTACGCGCCTTTTTTTTAGGTGATTGCATGACTGAAGAAACAGCCAACAAACGCAGATACCCTTCAGCAAGTGCTTGGGCAGAAGCAGAGGCGTTATGGGCTTCTGGTGATGTGACACTAGAGGACTTAGCCAAGAAAGTCGGGGTAAGCGCAACTTCTGTTTCCCTTCACATGAAGAAGCGGAAAATCACGAAAGGGGAGAAGGCCAAGGAACATTCCGAGCGTATCTCCAAACAGGTCGCCGAAGATATTTTGTCAGAAGGGACCGTACATAGCCAAAGAATTAAGGAAACCAAAGAAGAACATTACAAGATGGCGACGGGCCTGGCTCGCCTGACTTGGAATGAAATTGTCACTGCCAAGGCAAAGGGCGGTGCCTATGCGGCGATTCAACAAAATTTAAAAGCACTAGAAATCGCTTCGAATGTTTTGGCAAAGATCCGCCAAGAACGGTACGCCGTTTTAGGTTTGGATAAGCCTGATGCTGTAGATGCTACTCAACTTCCGGAATTGGTAATTGAAGAATTGACGGCCGATCAGGTTCAACAATTGAAAGAGCGTGATTTCAACAATGGTAATTACGACTTTGAAGATGAGGACATGTTAGAGCCATCAAATGATTCAGGGGAATGATGGTTTTAGATGGCAGATAAGGTTCGGCTTTCATTGCATCCAAAGCAAATGGAAGTCTATCTTTCAAATGCTCGATTTCGCGTAGTGGTTGCTGGTCGCCGATGGGGTAAGACCAGCCTTTCGCGTACTCTGATTATCAGTAAAAGTAGAAAGCCAAGACAAAGAATCTGGTACGTAGCGCCAACTTACCGAATGGCAAAACAAATCATGTGGAAGGATTTGATTGAAGCCATTCCTCGGAAGTGGGTAGTTAAGATTAACCATTCAAGTCTATCTATTGAACTTGTTAATGGCACCCTGATTGAACTTAAAGGCGCTGATGACCCAGACTCTTTGCGTGGTGTGGGTATCGATTTCTTGGTATTGGACGAATTCCAAGACATTAGCGAAGAGGCATGGACACAATGTTTGCGTCCTACCCTTGCCTCTACAGGTGGTCATGCCATCTTTATCGGCACACCTAAAGCATATAACCAGTTATATACCGTCTATATGCAGGGACAAGACCCGAAAAAGGTCGAAGCTGGCCAATGGCAGTCATGGCAGTTCCCAACCATTACATCTCCATTTATTCCTGAATCGGAAATTGAAGCGGCTAGAGCCGATATGGATGAGAAATCATTCAAGCAGGAATTTTTGGCTTCCTTCGAAACCATGTCTGGACGTGTTTATTACCCGTTTGATCGTAAGGAACATGTCGGGAAATATCCTTTTGATCCAAAACTGCCAATCTGGATCGGCATGGACTTTAACATCGACCCAATGAGTACCGTCATCATGCAGCCGCAACCAAATGGCGAAGTTTGGGTGGTTGATGAGATTGTCCAGTTCGGCTCTAACACGGAAGAGATTTGTGAAGAGATTGAACGGAAATACTGGCGGTATATGAAACAGATTGTCATTTTCCCCGATCCTGCTGGCGGTCAACGCCAACATGCTCGTGGTGAGTCCGACTTGGACATCATGCGCGAGAAGGGATTTAAGAAAATTCTTTACAGAAGAAAGCACCCTGCAATTGCCGACAGGGTAAATGCAGTTAACCGCATGTTGAGAACTGCGGATGGAACAGTTGCATTAAGGGTTGATGAAAAATGTAAGCATTTGATCAATTCATTTGAACAGACCATCTACAAACCAGGTGGACGTGATGTTGATAAATCAGGTGGTGTAGAACACAGTGCCGATGCCATTGGATATGCAATCGAGCACCAATTCCCACTTCGTAAGATTGAAATTAAAGGCGTTTCAATTTAACCTATATTATTAGTAAGCGCTTACTAATATTTTGAAGGCGATAAGATGACAACCGAACTATCCTCATACGACCGACATGCAATAAGTTCGACCGCTTCCTCAGAAGAAGCGAATGACCCTCTTGTACGTTTAGTATCACGTCGTCATCCACTATATGAAGCCATGTCCAAACACTGGATGTTTATGGATGACACCTATAGCGGTGGCAGAGAATGGTTTAATCATCATATCTTCAAATACATCAAAGAGGGTGATGCCGAATTCAAGGATCGTATCTCACGCGCTTATCGTTTCAACCATACCCGCGAAGTTGTAGATTTAATTAATAAATATTTATTCAAGCAGGAAATCACCCGCAATAAGGTAGATGCTCCTGCCGACGTGGTGAAGTTTTGGAAAAACTGCACCAAGAGCGGCTTAACGATTAATGATTTCGTTCGCCAGATCAGTAAGAAAACCTCAATTTACGGTCGTATTGGGGTAGTTATTGATATGGATGCGGTACCAGAAGATCAAAGACCCTTAAACAAACGGGAAGAAAAGGAAGCTGGGCTATCTGCTTACGCCTACATCATCACTCCGCTTCAAATGCTGGATTATTCGTTTGATGATCACGGCAAATTAAACTGGATGCTGATTCATGAAGTGGTTCGCGACGATGAGGACCCACTAAATTCAACAGGCAAGGCGATTCACCGCTTCCGCTTATGGACGAAAACGGAATGGAAACTGTTCGAAAAGCAGAATGATGATCAGAACGGCAAGATTACGATTAAAGAGATTGATCGAGGTAGGATCTGCTTTAATGCCATAGTAAACATCCTAAAAATTGAACAACGATAATTTTTACACACTCATAAATTATTAGTAAGTGCTTATTTATAAAATATAGTAAAAATGTTATATTTTCTCAACTAATCTAAGGCGAGAAAATCATGACCGAACCAGTATCAACTACTATCGGTGGATTCGCTGCTTGGAAGGCATTTGGCATGACTATCGTAGTCGCAATCTGTGTGATGGCAGTTGCGGCTGTAGTGCTCATGATGCGGATGCCGAGATCTCCGAGAGAGTGGGGAGTTGGCTTGATTACCACAGTAATTTCAAGCTTGGCTGGCGGCTCTTTCATCATCATCAAATTTAACCTTCATGCTTGGGCAACAGACGTATGGGGAATGATCGCGCTTGGCGGTTTCTTCTTCACATGTGGTTTGCCGGGGTGGGCTATTGTCCGTTGGATTTTCAACTATATCGAAAAGAAGGAGGATTCCGACATTTTCGAAGTTGCAACTGATATTAAAAACGACCTGAAGGAGTTTAAAGATTAATGAGTAGCATGGTATCCGCACTTGCATCAGTGCAAATGGCTCAGATTGCGCAAACTTATTCTTGGCTTCGGGCGATGTCAGGAGGCAGATTAACTCAGGAACAAGTAACTGCTGGTGACGAGATTATCGAGAAGGCGGGATTAGAAACTTTCGCCAAACTCATTGGTTACAAACTTGAATCTGGCGTTACAGGGCAATGGGATATTTCCGAAAAAGGATATGAACTTATACGTGGATTTGAAGGTTTCAGGAATACGGCATATCTGGATACTGGTAGCGTCCCGACTATTGGCTTCGGCACAATCAAATATCCAAACGGCCAACCTGTAAAAATGGGTGATACTTGTACTCGTGTTCAAGCAGAAGAATGGCTTAAAAACGATTGTAAGTGGGTTGATGCTTGTCTTGATAAGTATGTGAAGGTCAAGGTAACTCAAAATCAATTTGATGCGCTTGCTTCGTTTGTTTACAACGTAGGTGAAACTGCATTTGTCAAAAGTACAATGTTGGCTGTCCTTAACCAAGGGAACTATATTGCTGCTGCAAATCAGTTTGATCGTTGGATTTTTGACAATGGCAAACGTATTAATGGATTAGTTAACCGCCGTGCTGCTGAAAAGAAATTATTCTTATCATGAAGCATTTCGGTACATTAATGCTGTGCATCCTGTTTTCAGGATGTACAGCTTCAACAATTCAAAACAATATCCATGTCACTGTCTGTTTACAGTGTGCACCTATGATGAGCCGATAGA